AGGTAATACAGGATCAGTAGCAATTGCAATTGTAGGATCACCACTTACGCCTGACCCATCCACTACTGTAATTTGATTAGCTGTACCTGTAATAGTGCGTGGATTTAATACAGAACCATCGTATGTAATCACACCTGTATTTACAAGTTGAGCAAGTGTTAATGGCAAACCTGTAAGATTTACTGTTGGATTACCTGAAACACCGTCACCGTTAGATACTGATAAACCTACCGTACCTGCTGTAACTGTTCTATTTGCGAGAACATTTGTACTTGTTTTTGCTACAAGTCCGTTACCTAGAGCATTTAAATTAGCTAAAGCGCCTGTTACACCGATAACATAGTTTGATTGCGCACCATTGTCAGTAAGTGACAAACCTGAGCTTACGGAAATAGATCGACTATTTGCTAATGTCGGTTCATTGTTTACTGTAATGAATGTTTGTGTTAATGCAGGACCTGAAGTGATTGCACCTGTAGTTGTTTGAACGGTTACGCCGTTTTGTACTATAGGAACTGCTTCGGTACCTGTAATGGTTCCCGCGGCGGGTAATTGGGTTATCTGTACATTTGCCATGTTCTAAGGACTCACAGTAAGGTTATCGAGGTTTCCGTTGTCTTCAGGTGTTTGTGTATTCTGTTCGGGAGACACAACATAATTATTTGAACCGCCTGTAATTAAGCTATTATCTTCAACCGCTACACTCACATCAGGACGAGCGAATCTTAAATTAATTCTTTCAGTCTGTCTTGCGGCTAAACGATATGGGTCAAACTGATCTCTACATCCTTCATCGCACACGCGAAGGCCAGGGAAATTGGGATCAGGACCTAGTCGTACAAAAGCTCTCTTCATCTTGCATCGGTCACATACACCTATTGCAAGACTAGCTAATCCTTCGGTATCTAAAAATACAGGCATTATCTTGTATACACACTAATATTAGGTGCCCAATAAATTGGAGATTTATCTCTCTCTTCTTGTTCGGCTTCATTAAGATACTGCATAGCCATTCTTTCTAAGTAATTCACACGATCCATTGGAACTTGTGGTAATTCTAAACTTAGTCTATGTGCTAAATTCATTACAATAGCTTCATACCATCGTTGCGGTATTTCTAATTCGTCTGTCAGTGCTCCAACATCCATAACTTGACGCGAGTACCACACTGTAACTTGAACAAACGCATCTGAAGGAACAGGCCATAAATATAATTCGGGCTTTGGTATTGTTCTATTAAACCAAAACTGAAATGGTTGATTAGATGTAAAATTTTTATTAGGTAAGTTTGTATAATCATCACGATTCAAACGAGACATCATTATTTCAGTACTATTATTTCCAACATACCATTCGCGAACAGCTAATGTTGTACCGTTATACCCACGCACTCTGTAATACTGTACATTTTGACCTGGGTCGACGTCTGTCCATATCCATTGTTGATCTTTAACTAAAACAGAACCTAAGTCTTCTAATGTAATCCATGTAGAGCCGTCTGTAGAATACTCATAAATTAGTGACCAAGTAGCACTTCCGCCACCTGCAATGTAAGGCATGATACCTATAGAGCCTGCATAAATATTATTGTCTGTACCGTAATTAATAGAGAAATTACCGTTTGCAGAACTTTGTGTTGCATATGTGCTGATATTGCCGTCATAGATATTAGCTAAAACACCTACTGACAATCCAACGGATGTTGAATATGATCCACTAGGGCGATTCATCGTACGATAGAGCACGTTTAGTGCGTCATTAGCGCCTAAAGGTAAGTCATAAATATATTTGTTTGGGGTAAGACCAATCACTTCTTTATTAATCGCCCAATATTGAATACCAATATTGATTAGGCTAGATAGAAAATAATAAAGAGATTGTCTAGCAGTAAGTTGTTGTTCTGAAGTTAACTCTTCAGCAAGTTTGCCACAACGACGAGCCGCGTGATCGATTATCTCTTGTACATTTACTACTGTTGTTCCTACAGTACCTGAATAAGACATGTTTTTCCTTTACCAACCTGAGCAATTCCATCTTCTTAATGACGCCTTTGCTCTTGGCGCATCACCCTTTGCATTTCTAACTACGCCCGACATACGAGCACAAAAACTTTTCTTTCGAGGACCGCCCTCAGGTTGTGGTGCTTTTAAATTTGATCCTGTTTCTCTGTTTAGTTTAGCTCGACCTTTAGCGGTTAATCCTGCACCTTGAGATACAGGAAGTTTTTCACCTCGACCAATAGATAAACTTACATTCTTTGCCATGTTAAAACATCCTATAGGATTTTACTTTTTCTTTTATACTTTTAGGTTGATCTACAAACTGTTTACCTTTAGCCTTACCTAATCTTTTTGCTTTAGTGGTAGCGGCATATTCTTGTGGGCTTAACGCCTTTATAGCCTTTTCAGGTAGGTATCTTTCCCCTGTTTCACTAGATTTTTTACCTGATTTAGTTCTCCACTTTTGTTCACCCCATGCTTTGAGTGATTGTTGTGGTTTAGCTAATCCACCATCTGCCATTTTCTTTTCTTTTCCTGCGCAATGTGCTTTTTGCGAAAAACCTTTTGGATTGTCACAGTCAATAGATGATTTATATTTTTTTGACCATCCTACCACGAAACTTTTCCACCGTCTTTTTTATAACCACCACCTGCTTCTTTGTATTTTTTAGCAACAAGTTGCGCTTTACGAGCTGACCACTGTCCTGCACCTGTTCCGTGTGTGGCAGAAGCTTTGACCTGACTAAAGATTCTTTTTCTTAAATTAGGTTTTGTATAGTTACCTGAAGCGTTAACAGCCATGTTAGGGGTTTTGCACTCCACCACCACGTTTCATTTTTGCAGTCTTAGCAGCTTGTTTAAAGTTTTGAGATGATGGCGCACCTTCAGAATTAGCTTTGCGCATTTTCTCTCCACTACCCTGACTAATTCTTTGACGTTTTGCTTGAATATTTGCATATAATCCCCCGTTTTTCATATATCCCATTTTGTTTCTAACTTCTGTTGGTAATTTAGCAAGGCCAGGGTTTTGCTCTTTATCTACAGATTTAAGAGATCCACCTTCTGCTTTTTTCTTTAAAAATAATTTATCAACCATTTCAAGCCTTTCAGGTTTAGTTGTAACTTTGTTAATAATACTTAATCTTTTTTGTTTGTTGTTTTCTTCATCATAAAAGCCTGCTTTTTTTAAAGAGCTAACTACCCCACCATCTGCTTTTTTAGCGTCACGCTTAACTGAGTAAGCAATAGCTACAGCTTGCTTCATAGGTCTTCCTGATCTTATTTCCGTAGAGATATTTTTCTTAAAAGCTTTTTCTGACTTTGATTTAATAAGTGGCATTTTTTACCCACAGAAAATAGTAACAGCCGCGCTTGCAGGCAATGTTACATGGATGTCTGTATTAAAACGTATACCGTTACCTGGTATTAGCGTTGAGATAACTGCTGTGTTAGTTGTAATGTTTACTCTTAACAAAACAGTTCCACCTGATCCGCCGTCTTTAAATACAATCTCCCCTGCGGTTCCGCCTGATGCTAACTGATAACCTGCTAGGTTAGTTGCACCACTATAGATGGTACCTGTTGAGTCTTTATGTGCTGAAAACACATTAGTCAATGTTGACATAATTAATCCTTTAAAATTAGTGGAAGGGGAGTTTCCTCCCCTATCCTAAGTTACTTACCTACTTTACCACCGCGTTTTTTGTCAATAAAGCTTGATGAGCTCTTTTCAAACTCTTTTGAGCCAATCACTTTATCAATGTCGCTGTCAGTCATACCTGATGAGTATTTACGCTCTTTGTTAGAAGTAGCGCCCGTACCTTTTAAAGGTTTATCAATCATAGTTTTTTTACCTGCTTTTTCAGCTTTCATGACTGCTTCATACTCTGTATCACTAACTTGACCACCACCTGCTTTTTGATAAGGAGAATACTTATCTAAAAGTTTGGCTTTAGACTCTTTCATTGCGGTTGCATTTTCTTTATTAAAGAAGCCTTGTAACTTTTTTTCAGCTACAGTGCCACCTTTTTTGAAAGTACCTGAAAGCTTACTGATGCTTACAGGGCTTGAAGGCTTTTTGTTTCCTTGAGGCATACTAACGGCTTTGCCTTCGTCATTTACACTACCGCCGTTAGCATATGCTTTTTTTGACGCGCCACCCTTTTTGTAACCACCTGCATTACCAAGAGCAACACCGCCTGTAGCACAAGCTTTACCGCCTTTTTTATAGCCACCGCCGTTACCTAATACAACACCGCCTGTTTTGTAGCCACCGCCGTTGCCGTATTTAACGTCGCCTGTTTTTCCACTTGTTTTAGTAGTGTATTCACCTGTTGAGATGTTAGATACATATTTCTCTGCACCTTTTTTAGAAGCTGATACAGGAATAACACCCCTAGTTGCTTCAACTTTACCACCGTCTTTATAGCATGCGCCACCTTTGTTAAGACCTGCGTGTGCTTTAGAAGCAGGTTTAGATGCGTGAGCTTTTAACTCTTTCTCAACATCACCGCCTGATTTCATTACACGACGACCCATTGGAGCTTTAGCCATCATTGCTTTACGACGTGAATCCATAGAAAGACGTGCAGGCATTCGAGCGTTTAGAA